CAAGTCAATTTCTACTATGTATGGTGAACGTGCTAAATTCATTTGCTTAGTCTTTTAAAATTTTCGTCTGTTATTTGTGTAAATAGTTTTTCCATATCCAAACCGTATTTTTCTACCAATTCTTCTGGTAGTCTCTTGTAGTATTTTTCAAATGGCTTTGTAAAAAATAGTGTTGGTTTTATTCCTTTCTCGAATATGCTTCTTGCAATTGCAAACGCTAAACCTTTTCGCTTTACGAACCTTCCTTTTTTGTCTCTTATTTTGTCGCTAAATCCTTTTTTAACTATCCATTTATCAAATGCTTTTGGTGGTGGCATTTTGTTCGTGTATTTGTAGCCGTCTAAACTCTTACCACTTTTTTTACCTTGTACACCTCTATCTTGATAAAAGCCATAATCTTCCATTTCAAAGCTAATCTGAATACTGTTTTTAGACTCTTTAACAACACTGTTTAAACTTTTACTTAATCTACCAGAAGTGTTTTGGCTTGATAAGTTTCTTTTAGCTTCACGAATTACGTTGCTTCTAAAGTCGTTTAATAAATCTTGTATGTTTTCAAATTCTGCCATTAGCAAATAGTCATCGAATTACTTACCAAAATATCTACCGTCAAAGTTGCACCAGCTAATTTATTTTCAAATCGTTCTGTAAAAAATTCAGCACTTGGGTTGCCGTCTACTTGAAACGCATCGGTGTATAGTGTGCCACGTCTTAACAACTCATAACACCTGTTAAGAACTGCTAATTGTGTATTAATTATGTATAGTTCGTTATCGTTGCCATCAAACTTACTTGTTGTTTCGTCTTTTGTTATGTCGACAATATCCATAGCTAAAATGCTAATGTTGTATCTTATTACGTTTTCTTCAAATGTTGCCGTGTTTACAATCAAGTGAACCAATGGGAAAATGGTTTGCTTTGACAAATCTACTTCGAATATATCACCTTGTGTAACGGTGTTTACTAATTCGTCTGCGTCAAAGTGTGCTTTTAGTTTGTCTATAATATCAAAATAATTCATCGTCTCATTTGTTGTTTAAGTTCGTTTGCTTCGATTTGGTTTTTTTGTTTTTCGAATGTGAGATAGGTGAGACATTTAGTAAGTCGGTATCCTGTAACTTCATCAAATCTGGTAAGATCTCCTTTAGCGAGCGCATAGATTGAATTATACCACCCCCATTGTTTACTAAATTGTTGTCTTTCACTGTACTGGTGGAAGTCATCGTCTTCAACTCCTTCTGTAAATAACTGATTGTAAGATTCAACAATTCGCTTGCGATACTCCAAAAAAAAACAGAGCTACTTATTGCTACATCTAAAGGCGCAAACTTCATTAAGTCTTGCATATCTTCGTTAGGTTCGTAGTCTACAATAGTATATTTGTCTTTTTGCTTTTCTTTTATTGGCCTGTACATAACAGACATTGCTTTATGGTATGTTTTCCAATTTTGCAAATGATGTTCGAGGTCTACATATTCCCCAAATGTAATTTCATCTAGTTTTGGAATAAAACCGAACTCAATATCTTTGATCTTAAACTGACGTATAAGCTTTGGCTTTTCGCTAAACACTTTTGTGAAGTGTGCTATTAGTTCGTTTAAGTGCTTCATCTTTATCTTTCCTACATCTTTTAAATCTATGCCACAAAATATTTGTATCATCTTTTGTGCAATAAATTCGTCATCGTTAGATGCTTCTTTCGTCTTTATGAATTGTTGATACCTAGATAAAGGTATTTCGCTTAATGATGTAGGTAGTAATAAATCTAACTTCATATATTAATAACTTATTTTTCGTGTTTTTGTAATAGTGCTATAAAATCGAATACGAACCATAGTTCTTGTTCATACCCAAAGTCTCCATTTCGTGGTAACGAACCGCATCAATTGCGTGGTTAAAATTGTCAATTGGTTTATTTAGTCGTTTGCCTGTTTTGTCGGTGTCCCAACAATAAGATCTTAACTCTTTGATTAAGTTTGTGCTTTGTGATGTCACAAGATAATCTTCACGTTGCATTACATCTATTCCGTAGTTGATTGAATCTTTGCCTTTTGTTACGCCTTTAATTGTTATGCCGTATCGTTGTATGTCTGCTATTGATTTAGGTTCGGCACTATCTGCATACACAGGTACGTTTTTAGGAAGTAGTTTTGCTATGTCGCTATTTAATAAACCTGTTTGGTATGTTACTTCGTTTAGAATTCGTGTTTCGTTAAGTTTGTAAACCTCGATTATAGAAGTAGGGTCATTCGTGTAACCAAAGTCCATTCCGATACCGATTAATCTTGCTTCATCTGGTACAATATCTATTTGTTTCCAATTGCTAAATACAACACCTTCTAATTGACCCATTTCGCCATCTACATAAACACGAACCCAATTTTTCCAGTAGTTGCTTGTAGCTGCTTTCTTTATGTTCTTTTCTATTTGACTTATAATACCCTCATCAAGTGCTTCGTTGTCTTTGTAGGTTAAGATTATTTTCTCGGCGTCTTCTTGATCTTCAAGTTCTGTTTGCACCCAGAATTCAGCGGTTGGATTGTAATCTAAAAATACTTCATCTTTTGTTCGTATAGAT